AACGGCGTGGAGGTTCAGGAGGTGGTACCGGGAGGGGTCGTAGTGCTGGTGTGCGTGCCATTCCCAGTTCCGGTCGTCGTACCAAATCCGGGCGAGCTCTTCGGAGGTGGTGGGCTTCCGGCGGTTCAGGGTGGCGAGGAAGTCGGGGGCGACGGGCTGGCACCAGCGGTCTCGCCGGGCGGGGGAAATCTGCAGGGCTTGGGTCAGGAGGTCTTCCTTGGCGTTCACCAAGTTGACCAAGTTCCGCAGGGTGCGGGGGGTGTGGCTCCCCAGCCCGACGTGCACGTGGATGCCGCAGGAGGCGTCGGCGTGTGCCCCTGCCGCCCGCAAGGCCCGAACGCAGGCCTGCACCGTTTCGAGGTCTTCCCAGCGGCACACCGGGGTGACGAACTCTGTGCCTTGGTCCCGGCTCCCGGCGATGCTGGCGTCGGAAACGCACTTCCAGCGGCGGCCTTCCCGGTCGATGACCACCCAAGCGTCGTAGGAACCGCCTTCGTGCCGCACCTCGGCGACCCGGGTGCCGGGCTGTGCCTTTTGGGCGGTTTCCCGCCCGGCGGACACATCCATCACTCTGCCGGGCCGGAAAGTCAACGGTTTTTTTTCGAAAAAAGAGCCCGCCGCTTCCTTATACATGCGTGAAGCCCGCCGGGAAAAAACCGAAAAAACCCGGTTTTTTTTCGCCGCCCGGGCACCCCGCCCGCCGGAACCGCCGCCCGCCGCCGGGCACACCCGCCGCCCGAAAACCCGCCCGGAGAACCCCGCCCGGAACCGCCCGGGCACACCCGCCGGGAGGAGCCACCCCGCCGCCCGGGCACACCGCCCGCCCGGAAGACCCGCCGCCCGCCGCCGGGAGGAACCGCCCGCCCGGGCACACCCAGCCGGGGTCTCCGACCCGCCGCCGCCCGCCCGGGCTGTGCCCAGGGAGGGGGTGGTCAGATCCCTTAGTGTGCCTGGCGGCGCCGCCCGGGCTGTGCCCAGGGAGGGGGTGGTCAGATCCCTTAGTGTGCCTGGCGGCGACCGCGCCCCAGTCACGCGCGAATTTCCGACAAATTGGGGGCCGGGGGTATCAGCCCAGCCCCGGGAATAAAAAAACCGCCCGAAGGCGGTGAAGGAGGAACCTATGAATACGACCCTGGATATGCGGCGGCTGCCAATTGACCAGCTGAAACCCGCGAAATACAACCCCCGGAAAGACCTGCAACCCGGTGATCCTGCCTATGAGAAAATCAAGCGCAGCCTGCATGACTTCGGGTACTGCGATCCGATCGTCTGGAACGAGGTGACAGGCAACATTGTCGGTGGTCACCAGCGCTACAAAGTGCTCAAGGCTGAAGGCGCGACGGAGGTGGACTGCGTTGTGGTGCACATTGAGAAGCCTGAGGATGAAAAAGCGCTCAACATCGCCTTGAATAAGGCAACCGGCGACTGGGAGCCTGTCGCATTGGCTGACTTGCTGAAAGACCTGCAGTCCGCAGGGTACGACCTTGGCGCGACCGGGTTTGACGCTGCCGAGGTGGATGACCTTTTCAGTAAGGTTCACGACAAGGAAACCCATGACGATGACTGCGACATTGACCCGGAAACCATCACCCCCTATGTACAGCCCGGTGATGTATGGACGCTGGGCAGGCACCGGATGATGTGCGGGGACAGCACCGATCCGGATGCGGTGGATGTACTCATGGAAGGCATCAAAGCCAACCTGGTCGTGACGGATCCTCCTTACAATGTCGCGTATGAATCCGCAGATGGAAAGAAGATTCAGAATGACAGCATGGCAGATGAACAGTTCTTCACCTTCCTGCTGGCCGCTTTCAAAAACATGGCAGCCCACATGGCAGAGGGCGGGAGCGCTTATGTATTCCATGCTGACACCGAAGGGCTGAACTTTCGCCGGGCTTTCAAAGAGTCCGGTTTTCATATTTCCGGCGTATGCATCTGGGTGAAGAACAGCCTGGTACTGGGCCGTAGCCCCTATCAGTGGCAGCATGAACCGGTTCTTTACGGCTGGCTTCCTAACGGAAAGCACAAGTGGTTCTCCGACAGGAAACAGAGCACTATTTGGAATTTCGACAAGCCGAAGAAAAGTGCGGATCACCCGACAATGAAGCCGATCCCGCTGCTCTGTTATCCCATCAAGAACAGCAGCGCACCGAACGCTGTGGTGATGGATCTGTTCGGCGGCAGCGGCTCTACCCTGATCGCCTGCGAACAGACCGACCGGATCTGCCGAACGATGGAACTGGACCCGAAGTACGCAACAGTCATAGTGGAACGCTTCCACCAGGACTACCCGGATCAGGAGATCACAGTGCTCCGGGACGGACACACAATACCCTACAGTGAAGTGGTCACAGGTGCGTAAAAACACACAATTTCACGGAGAGGAGGTGAAACCAGATGGCGACCAAAGGAAGGAAACCCCTGCCCACGGCGCTGAAAGTGCTGGAGGGCGACCGGGGAAAAGGCCGCAGGCCGATTAATAAAGAGGAACCGACACCGCCGCAGGAAAATGTAAAATGCCCCGCATGGCTGATGCCGGAAGCGAAAAAGGAATGGAAGCGTCTGGCTCCATCCCTGATTGCCATGGGTATCCTGACAGAACACGACATGGAAGCCTTCGCCGGTTACTGTCAGGCCTATGCCCGCTGGCGTGAAGCTGAGGAATTCCTGTCCCAGCACGGGACGATCTTCAAGACGCCCAGCGGTTATGTACAGCAGGTTCCCCAGGTATCCATTGCCCAGCAAAACCTGAAGATCATGCAGTCTTTCTGCTCAGAGTTCGGCCTGACCCCGGCCAGCCGTGCGCGGCTCTATGCCCAGAATGGCGACAAAGCCGATACGGATGATCCGATGGAATCTGTTCTAAGGGGAGGCTGGCAGGATGCAAAGTGAGGAAAAGGCTCGCCGGGTCATCCAGTTCATTGAGTGCCTGAAGCATACAAAGGGAGAGTTCCACGGTCAGCCTTTCAAGCTGCTCCCATGGCAGGAACAAATCATCCGGGATGTATTCGGCACCGTCCGTGATGAAGATCCATCCATACGGCAGTACACCACGGCGTACATCGAGATCCCGAAGAAACAGGGGAAGTCAGAACTTGGTGCTGCCATTGCCCTGAACATGCTCTGCAATGACGATGAATGGCGTGCGGAGGTTTACTCCTGCGCGTCAGACCGTCAGCAGGCAGCTATTGTGTTTGATGTAGCTGTGGATATGGTGAAGCAGTCCCCAGCGCTGAGTAAACGGATCAAGATCATACCGTCCACAAAGCGGATGGTTTACCAGCCGACCGGCAGTATCTACCAGGTGCTGTCCTCAGAGGTCGCGACGAAGCACGGCCTGAATGTCAGCGCCTGTATATTCGACGAACTGCACACCCAGCCGAACCGTGCCCTGTACGACGTCATGACTCAGGGCAGCGGCGACGCTCGAAAGCAGCCCCTGTGGTTTTTCCTGACAACCGCCGGAACGGATCGGAACAGCATCTGCTGGGAAGTCCACCAGAAAGCGCTTGATATCCTTGAGGGTCGGAAGGATGATCCCCGGTTTTACCCGGTGGTCTTCGGCCTGCCGGATGATGCTGACTGGACGGACGAGCAAAACTGGTACAAGGCAAACCCATCGCTGGATCAGACGATTACCATCGACAAGGTCAGGGACGCATTCCGCAAAGCGCAGGAAACACCCGCTGACGAGAACATGTTCCGGCAGCTCCGACTGAACCAGTGGGTGAAGCAGTCCGTTCGCTGGATGCCGATGGATAAATGGGATGAATGCGGCGGTGTTGTCAATGAGTATGAACTGGAGGGCCGTCCGTGCTATGCCGGGCTCGACCTTTCCTCTACTTCCGACCTGACCGCCATGGTGCTGGTTTTCCCGCCCCGGGATGAGGAGGAACAGTACATCGTTGTTCCTCATTTCTGGCTCCCGGAAGAAACTCTGCAGCTGCGCGTCCGCCGGGATCATGTCATGTACGACAAATGGGAACGGCAGGGTTTCATTCATACCACCGAAGGTAATGTCGTTCATTATGGCGCGATAGAGCAGTTCATCCTGCAGCTTGGTGAACGGTTCAACATTCGGGAAATCGCGTATGACCGATGGAATGCCACCATGATGGTGCAGACTCTTGAGGATGACGGTTTCACGATGGTCCCCTTCGGACAGGGGTACCGGGATATGAGCCCTCCGACGAAAGAGCTGATGCGCCTGGTACTGGAACGGAAACTGAACCACGGCGGGCATCCGGTTCTCCGGTGGAATATGGACAATGCCTTCGTGCGGACTGACCCGGCAGGAAATCTGAAAATCGACAAAGAGAAATCCACGGAAAAAGTTGACGGCGCTGTGGCTCTGGTCATGGCGCTGGATCGGGCGCTGAAGAACGCCAACAGCGGAGCTTCGGTCTATGACGACCGGGGCTTTTTGATTATCTGAACGGAGGTGCGAAAATTTCTGTAAGGATCACCGAATGTACAGCGATGACCGTATGCGCGGCGGTGCCTCCGCCCGTGGGTATGACGCCCGCTGGCGTGAAGCTCGGGCATTATTCCTGAAGCAGCATCCGCTCTGTGCTTTCTGTCAGGCGGAGGGAAAGATTGTTCCGGCGACGGTTGTGGATCACATCATTCCGCACCGGGGAGACCAGCGGCTGTTCTGGGATCAGACAAACTGGGAAAGTCTTTGCAAGGAATGCCACGATAAGAAAACCGGAAGCGGGCTGTAATTGTCCAAATAGCGGGACGATTCATGGGAAAATCTCATGTATAATGGTATCGTGGAAAAATGCAGAGAGCCATCCGGGCAGCCGGACGGCTTTTCTTGGAAACAGAATGAAGAATCCTTTTTCCGGCCTGTTCCGTGCGCGTGATAAGCCCCAGGACAGCGTCAGTGCCGCGCCGGTTTTCTACTTCGGCACCAGCGGTTCCGGGAAATCTGTAACGGTGCAGAGCGCTATCCAGCTTTCCACGGTTTACGCCTGTGTCCGGGTAATTTCAGAAACCATTGCCAGCCTGCCACTGGGCATATACGAAACTGTCAATGACGGAAACGAGAAAGCGACAGATCATCCGCTGTACAGGCTTCTCCATGATGAGCCAAACAGCGAAATGACGTCCTTTGTTTTCCGGGAAGTCATGCTGGCGCACCTGCTGCTCTACGGCAACAGCTACAGCCAGATTATCCGCAGTGGAAAGAATCAGGTCATTGGCCTGTATCCTTTGCTCCCGGACCACATGGATGTAGATCGTGACAGTAAGGGAAACCTGACCTACACCTACACCACCAGTGATGGCAAGACCGTGTCGATCAAGCCCCGGGATGTTCTTCACATTCCCGGCCTTGGGTTTGACGGGGTTATGGGATACAGCCCAATCGCTCTGGAGAAAAACGCCATCGGCCTTGGGATTGCTTCCGAAGAGTACGGCAGTAAGTTCTTCTCCAATGGTGCTCGGCCCTCCGGCATCCTGACGCATCCGAACACCGTGAAGAATCCGAAGGCGCTCCGGGAAAGCTGGAACAGCGCCTACGGCGGATCTTCCAACAGCAACCGGGTGGCCATACTGGAAGAAGGCATGAAGTTTGAGCCGATTGCTATTCCGAATAATGAAGCGCAGTTTCTGGAAACCCGCAAGTTTCAGGTGGATGAGATTTGCAGGATCTTCCGGGTGCCACCTCATCTCGTTGGCAATCTGGAGCATGCGACCTTCTCCAATATCGAACACCAGAGCATTGACTTTGCTGTTCACACAATCCGCCCATGGCTCGTCAGAATCGAACAGGCAATGAACCGCGCTCTTCTCTCTGAACAGGAGAAAGGGCGCTTTTTCGTGCAGTTCAACATCGACGGCCTGATGCGCGGCGACTACAAATCCCGGATGGAAGGCTATGCCATAGGACGCCAGAACGGTTGGCTTTCCGCTAACGATATCCGGGCGCTGGAAAACCAGAACCCGATACCAGCTGATCAGGGCGGTGATGCCTACCTGGTCAACGGCAACATGATCAGCATCTCCACTGCCATGAAACAGCAGACGGAGGAAACGAAAACTGATAAAAGGAGGAACACCTGATGCGTCATTTCTGGAACTGGGTCAAAAACGAGGATGCGACCCGAACCCTGTATCTGGAAGGCGTAATCGCTGAAGAGAGCTGGTTTGCGGATGATGTGACGCCTGCCATGTTCAAGGAGGAGCTTTACTCCGGGGACGGCCCGATCACACTCCACATTAACAGCCCCGGCGGTGACTGTTTCGCCGCCAGCCAGATCTATACCATGCTCATGGAATATCCCCATGATGTGACAGTGCAGATCGACGGTATGGCTGCAAGCGCCGCCAGCGTGATTGCCATGGCGGGCACTCGTGTTCAGATGAGTCCTACCAGCATGATGATGATCCATAATCCCTTCACCATGGCTATGGGCGATTCCGAGGAAATGCGGAAAGCCATCCAGCTGCTGGACGAGGTAAAGGAATCCATCATCAACGCCTACGAGATCAAGACTGGTCAGTCCCGTACCAAACTGAGCCATCTCATGGACAGTGAAACGTGGATGAATGCCTGGAAAGCCAAAGAGCTCGGCTTCTGTGATGAGGTCATGTTCGCCGAGGGAGATCAGCCTGATACGAAAAACGTATCCGGCTTTTCTTATGCCCGGAAAACTGCAGCAGCCTGCCTCATGAACCGGCTGGTGGCTTCCGTACCCAAGGCCGAGCCTGAAAAGGCCCCGGCTGATGAAACCCGTGTCAGTACGGCAGCGGCTGAAAACCGCCTGCTGAAAACCAAATACCTTTGAGGAGGAAATGCGTTATGAAAGAACTCATGGAAATGCGCGATAAGCGCGTACAGAGCTGGAACGCCGCCAA